CTGCCCATTGATTTAGGTTGTTAGTCTCCCAGAACCAGCAAGCTGATTGGGCGGCACCCTCAAATGTAGACATATACTGACTAGCCTCTTCTGGGCTAATGTTTATAGACTCTGCAAACCAAAAATAATTATCTTTACCTGTTAACTGGATTAGACCTCTACCAGAGTATCTATATCCGTCTCCTGAAGCCTCATCCCCATTACCCATACGATTAGCATAGACTTTATTAGCAATAGCTTCAGGTTTCTGAGCAAATTGTTTAGCCAATTCATCTGTAGGGAAATACTTAGGGAAGATTTTACGGAGTGTCTCCCAACGATAGTTGAGATTTTCTTTAATTGTTGTAAACTCACCTGATTCATGGGCGCATTGTGCTACAAAGGCTGCAATACGTCTCTCATTATCAATACCATAGTCTGGGAGTAATTGTTTTAAAGCACCATGCCAATATTCCACATGTTTATTCCGTGGAATTAGTTGTCTTAGTTGATCTAGTGATAGGTTCATTTAAGTGCCTCAAAAAGTTTCTTTTGTTCAGTATACCACTCATTCCAGGCCTCTACACGATTAGCGCATAAGTGATACTCTGAATAGTTAGTGATAATAGTCTTTGTAAGTTCTGATAGCTCAGGCTTCTCATCTGCTGACTTTAGCTTAGGGCAGAGAGTAGTTAACTCTTTAGGTGCTAAAGGAAACTTAGCTACTACAGGTACTACAGTAGAGCATCCTGTTAGTGTTAACAATAGAATAGCTAGTAGGTATTTCATTGTGTAACTGCCTTATTATGTATTGTAATAACCTCTGGAGGAATCTTACATTGATCATTGTATTTAACAATCTCACGATCAACATACTGGATTTGAACTTCAGCAGCTTCCTTAACAATCTTTTCTTTTGTTAATACTTTAGTTACTATTTTAGTATTTACAATTTCTTTCTTAGCATCTAACTCAACTATTTTCTTTTCAAGTTGAATAACTCTGTCTTGCCATATTTTATCAGCAGTCTTAAATCCAATAAGGAATAATGATAAGAAAATTACTCCGACAGCAATAGGCCTGTATACTTCAAACTCTTTGATAAGCCATCCAAATAACCCTATCATTAGAGTTATAAACAATAGCCAAGTAGGTATATAGTTTAGTATAAACATTTTATTCCTTAAAAGAAGAGCGATAGTGGGACTCGAACTCACATTCCGAAGCAATTAAATCCTCGATTCTACCTATTAAATTATATCGCTCTAGTGACGCCTTTTACTGTAGCGACAACAGCCCTAAGGTGGGTTCATTTAAAACCATGAGATTCGCCATATGTGAGGTCATAGTTGAATGTTAGTTCTTCATCCTTGTTAATAGTCTTAATAGAGATAAAATCACCTGCTTCATTTAATGCCATATTAGGCTCAAATGAGTGATTCAGATATCTTAATAAGCTAACATAATTAAAGCCTAATCTAGGTACAAATACCCGATTATTATCAGTATAGCAATATTTATTTACTGTTGGTATTAACCATTCAGGTATCTTTTGTATATCTACAATAACCTCATGATATGAGTCGTTATCAATATCAGGATTGCTAAATGGATTAATACTAAAAGGTATATCCCTAATAGCAAATACACCTATGCCTTGTATATTAGAAGGTCTTAACTCACAGTATACATTATCAAGATGATTGATAACTTCTGGAGTATTTATAATTGTATTCATATTATTAACTTGGATGAGAAATAACGCTGAATATCTCATGAACTTAATCACTTGACTATCAGAAGGTTTGGAGCGGATACTCGGATTCGAACCGAGACCCCTAGCTTGGAAGGCTATGATGCTAGCCGTTAACACCATATCCGCTTATTGGTTGCGAAGGAAGGACTCGCACCTCCGACCTCTGGGGTATGAACCCAGCGCTCTTCTAACTGAGCTACCTCGCCTATTTAAATTTATTTGTCCACTTAACTACCCATGCCCAGTAAGCAGCACTCATTCTGCCCTTCTGGATATCAGCTTTATGTCTAGCATAGAAAGCTTCTCTACGTGACTGATAGGAGTCGGACTCACCATCTTTTGGAGGAGAGCCTGTAACACCTTGAGCACCAAAGCGGATTAGCTTGATAGTGTCACCTTCTTTAGCTAATACGGCATGAGAATTAGTAGAATTACCTGGGGTTTTCTTTGGCTTATTATAGCCTTCAAAAGTTTCACCACGATAATCAATAGCCATGGTTACTTACCTTTAGGTTTAGGTGGTTTTTTCTTTTTATCGTTGTACATTATTTTTTCTCCTTTTGAGGATATAAAATATCTGATTGTTTATCAAAACAATATTTTGTAATAGTTGTTGTGTTATCTACTACCATTTTAGCCCAAGCTGTTTGAGCATCAATAAAGTCATTAGCTACTTTATTTAGGGTAGGATCAGTAATGACCTTGTTAGTAAAGTCATGCTTGAGACTCTGAAAAGAGTTAATATAAAATTGGGGTGTAAACATATAGTTCCTTTAAAACATAAAGCCTTTAGTGACTGTCTTAGTACCTGAACGAACAGGAAATAAGTATTCAACAGCATAACGAAGAGCATCTGTCCAATGTTCTATGTTTTCAGATTTAGATATCTGTGCTGTGTTTGGATTATTTTCAACCCATACAGTTCTTTCTAAAGAGCGTATTGTGTGTTCTGCTCTTGGATGAATATACATATCTATATCACCATTAGCATTCTTAAACTTACGATTAACAGCAGCTACAGAGTCAACAATAGGAGGAGCAGCTCTATGTGCTCTACAGACAATACCATAGCTCTCTAAGATAGAGAAGTCAGTAGCTCCTGCAACAGCACTAGTCTTTCTAGCACGTCCTGCAGGGTCTGGATAAGCAAATATCCTGTGTCCCTTGTCCTTGAATTGTGTCTTAAGCTTTTTAGCTAATTGTTCGGTATCGAGTACATTTTGCATGTCTTCTAGGATATGAATCTGTCCAGCTCTAACAGCAAAGACTACAGCCGCCATAATACCAATGTTAAAGTCGATAGCCACATGGACATCTTCTTTGTTTGCTGTCTCTATATTGAAATAAGGAAGATCAGCAGTAACATGAGTTCTACGATCAAACATGTAGAATACCTTAGCACCAGAGTCTTCAAAGGAACACTCATACTCTCTAGCAAACTTCATAGGATCGATTAAACGCTTAGTCCTCTCGATCTCTTGTACAGATAAAAATGGAGAGTCTCGGTAGGTGTACCTAAAGGTCTTCCAGCGGCTATCCATTGTCTCAAAGTTAGTCATGTCATAAAAGTAGTTCATACCTTTAGGAGTACCAATAATGAGAGCCTTATGGTTGCCTGCCCAACGTGTAGTCATAGCAGGCTGAATGATAGATTCCCAAGACTCTTTAAGTCCTGGCTGACCAGTCCAATCAGAGACCTCATCTCCAACAACAAAGTATTGACCTGATCCTCGCATCCTCTCAGATGCTTCATAAGACCATAACTTAAGCTTAACATTATTTGGAAACCAGAATGTTCCAGCTGTCTGGGAAGACTTTTCAGCATAGTCCTCTAGACCTAAGTTATAGGCTAACAGTGGCCAATAAATATCTAATGACTGTTGATATGTAGGACAGATGATCGAAACATTCTTGTTAGGAACATCTTCGTCCATATCCAGTAGCTCATGCACAGCCATTGTAGCTGCAACACTAGCAAGGTAACTTTTACCAAATCCTCGTGAGGCGACTGTAGCAGCATATCTTGTGCCACCCTTCTCAGAGAACAAATACTTTAATACTTCAGACTGACCTCGATGTAATTTAATTTCATTTGACATTTAAACGTATAGATCTACATTATCTTTGGTTAGAACACTCTTACGAGTTCTTGAGTTAATTTCTTCAAGTTTCCTATAAAACTCAGCTAAGTCTGCTCTAGCTTGGAGACCTTCTCGAAATACTTTGTCAGAAGCTTCCTTAAGTGCATTGTATTGTTCTTGGTACTTCGTCATGCTGTATTCAGCCGTAGGTGTAATTCTCATAGTAATCCTTTTATAACGTATACTTTTTACATCAAAATTATTCTTTTTATTTGTATGTATACTTAATTATTCATTTGTAAAGACAATCTTAAGTGGCTTCTTGTCCTCAATTACCTGTTCGCTCTTCTCAGGAACCTGTCTGTAGCCATATCTCATCAGCGTATTCATGACATTCGTCTGGATGCTCAAGAGATTCGCCAGAGCAATTGCTGAGTACTTAGTCTCGCCACTCTCCATATCGTTTATCTTATTCTGCACCTTGTAGTAGTGATCTACAAGCTTCTCAATAGGATCAAAACCTAATGTTTGAAGTTTCTTTACAGACTCTTTAGAGTAAATCGTGGTAGTCCCTTTAGGGCGACCCTGTCCAGGTCTAAAACCAGCACGGGTTCTCTCTGATACATTTGGATCTTGGACTACCTCTTTATTTTCAGAGGTATCATTAGTCATTGTTAGCCTTTGTTTGTTGTTCTGCGAGTTGTCTTGGCAGGAGCCTTTACAACAGGAGTAATATTGTTCTTATGTAGTTGAATCTTTAAGTCAGAGATCATAGTTAACAACTCTTCTCTATCTCTCAAGAGCCTATCAACCTTGCTCTCTAGTTTCTTTACCTCGGACATCAATAGCTCAGTAAGCTGATCATGGGCCTGTTGTCGTTGTTTATCTTTATTATGCAAGTAAGTCCAGAAGGCACCAGTACTTAACACAACAATAGCTACTTGTAGAATTGAATCCATTTTAATTCCTTTTATTAGTTTCTTAACCCTGTTTCCTGGGATGCACCTTCTACTGTTTTTCAGTAGTGCATCAACACAAGTCCCACAGAGACGAATATTTAAATAATATTTTAAAAAGTACTTTTAGAAATAATCTTTATAATATTATTTTATTAATAATAACAACGATAATAACGATAGTATTAATGCTACCGCTATAAGGTTACTCCTTTAATATTAACCCCCTATATCCCCCTTTGTAGGGTTTCTTCTTTAGCGTCACCTGGTAGTTTTTGACAAAAAAAAAAAGAAATACCCTCCAGAGTACCCCTCAACCACCCCCGAAGGAGCAGTCAAAGAGTACCCTGGAGGGTGGTTTTGCTAAAGTCAAGCCTTAGCATAAAATATATGGTTTCCAATCTGAGCAGTCTTTAGTACAGTCTTAGCCCATTGTGGATTAACTCTGGAAGCGTGATAGAACACTGCTCCCTTAGTGGGATCTTTGTAGAGTCCCTTCAAGTATGCTGAAGCAATAGCTCTAGCAGTTTTGAATTGTTCGTTTTCTCTAGGTAAATGTTTACTTATTAGTAACTCTTTAACCCATGAGAATTGGTATGGTTGATATACAACCTGACATATTGAGGAAGGATAACCCTTAGTCAATACTCTATTTACAGTTACAGCGGCTACTGCAATCTGACCTTGGAGGGACTCTCCTCTAGCTTCGTGATAGATATTACGGGCTAGACAATCAATCTCAGTAGACTTATTGACTACCGAGAGAGGTTTAGGATCTAAGTTTAAGTACTGTGACTCAACTTTATCCAATGCACTGAAGGGTATTAAACCCAGCGTGAAAATGGCTAAAAGTCTCATTTTTGTTACCTTTCTCTCTTTAGCGTCCCCTGGTAGTTTTAGCTGATAAATACTGCCTTTTCTTGCTTGTTAAATGGGAAGTTATTGTTAGGGAGCACTAACTCATGAGGACCATAGTACCACTCTTCGTTTACATCTAGAGCAATAGTACAGTCACCTGTTCCAGTAATCTCAGTAACTCCTCCTTCGTAACCTGCCTTAACGACGATTACTTCAGGGTTTAGCTTACTCAGCTGTTCAATTAACTCTTTAACTTTCATATTTATCCTTAGTTACAGTTTATGTCTAAGTAATTCTCGACATTTATTACGTTCTTCAGGGGTAAAGTCAGGACTTATCTCAGCAATAGAACAATCCTTTCTTGCCTGATAAGAAGGGTCTGTTATTGCTGAATGAATAATACCACCACAAACTATTACAATAATAACAAAATAAAGAAAATAAACTTTCATGTGTTCTTCTCCTTGAGTTTAGCTTGTATTTTTTGAAAAGCTACAAGATAGTTACCACGCTCTGCAATTTGACATGCTTCAAGAAAGTCCTGATCACTCAATCCAATCCAGTCTTTTCTTACAACCTCTACAGTTGGATCCTTGCTTCTGTGGTCATGCCAAGAACAACCCATAAGAAAACAATCTTGATCAATTTTCATAATCCAATCCTAATTCTTTAGCATTCTCAGCTTTCTTCTCTAAAGCATCCTGAGTTTTATCAAAGGCAAAGTCACGTTCTTTGTCACCTTTATCACGACCAAAGATCAAATCCCACCTAGCTTCATACTGTTCTTGAGCCACACTAAATGGCCTTGGTGTAGATCCTTTACTCATATTCAATCCCATAATGCTTGATAATATTTGCCGAATAGCCTGAATCCATTTTGAATTCTAGCCTCATGCTTTTCTAAACCTTCCATGTCTATTTTGAAGGTATCGTTTGGACCTTTAACCATTTCAACATGGAATGGCGGATTAGCTGACTTAATAAACTCTAAATCATGATCACCTGAATAAAATGGAGCATCATGATCAATGTCAATTTTAGTACTAAATGCCCAGATCATTTCATCTAAGATATAATCCCAGCGAAGGAACCAATTATCATCAGTATCCCAAGTGTTCTTTTTTGGTGGAGCACTAGTACTCCTAAGAGGCTCAGGAACATCTTCGTCATCTATGTTAGGGCTTCCATGCTTCTTACTTTTTAGCAAGATAAGAGCAGGATGAATAATATAAGCTAACGTATGGTCTAAACTCCATACATCATAGTTATCAATTACTACATCGATTTCTCGATCTAACTCATCATCTCGATACTCACCGATCAACACTTTCATAATAACTCCTTATATTTTCTAATGCAATTGGTGTATAGTTTGTTTGTTCAACTGAGACAGGCAAATACCAAGGGTCTTTATTTCCAGCCTCATCTAACACAAAATTAGAATGTGTGTGACCATGAACGTTACCTTTGAATCTCTGCTTACTACCTGAATGAATTGGTATATGACTAAATATTAATCGATCCATAACGTGATATGCACGAATGTCTCTGAAGTATTTAGCATAGTCACCTAACCTATAGATATCGTGGTTACCTTTGATAAGAACTTTATCACCATTTAATTGGGCAAGTACATCAAGAGACTTCTTGCTGATTGCTATGTCTCCTAGGTGATAAATCTTATCATGAGGTCTAACTACATTATTCCAATTTTTAATTAGTGCAGCATCCATCTCTTCTACAGCATCCCAAGGGCGAAGTTTAGTACCATCGTTTTTGAGAAATGTAAGAATATTTGCATGACCAAAGTGTGTGTCTGAGGTTACAAATACATTAGGCATTTATAACCTTTGCAGTTATCAGATTACCATTACTATCAAATTCTAACTCAAGATTTTCTATTTCTCCATGAGTAGCTACTCTAAATATAGGTGCTCTACCAATCTGAATTACGTTATATCTATGAATTTGATTCATAGGTTTTACTCTATATTCTACATTTTCATTAAAGCTAGGAAAGTTACCACCTACTAATGAGAGCCTAGGCACAGTAATCCATTGACCTAAACTATAGTATTGGACTTCCTTATCTTCAAGATAAGCAATAATAATATCATGATGAGGATGAATCTTCATACATTTCCTGTGTAATAAAATTGTTTCTCATTAGTTGATTCCTTACATCATTAGGTAAGAAATAAACTCCATCGTAGTCTTTTAATTTCATGTCTTCATCAAACCAAAGACCACCGCCATTTTCATCCCCAAATATGTTATCTTCAAACCAACCATATTTAGTTTCAGTATTAACATGAATCTCAAACTTATTAGTCGAGAGGTCTACGCTGTGTGAAGTCAACACTTACCTCCTCTGGGTAAATTAAATTGTAAATAGTATTTAATGTTTCAAAAGTATTATCAGATAATCTTTCAATTACCACACTTGAAGTCATCCACCTGTTAACTAAATCTGGCCTACCTTCATGACCAATACAGAAACCTTTTAATTGATCATGAATACCATCAGTTGAAATAGCTTCACTACCTAATTTAACAACTATAATAGCTAGTGGTTTTCCTTTACGAAACTCTAATTCATCCCTAAAGACTTTAACTAGATGGTGACGGGCATGACCTTCATCAAGAATCCTTTGAATATGATTTGTAGATAAATGCTTTAGCTTTGCCCATACAAGTGGACCTTTACCTTCTTTGCCATAAGTACCCCAACGAAACCAATCACGAATTTTAGCATGAGGGTCATCATCATAGACAGATAGATCTTCTCCATTGTCTTCATCATGCCATGTCCTACGAATGTACTGAACACCACCATCTACCATATACAACTTACCATTAGCATCTGTATGTTCTACATAGTCATGCACATGATTAGATTGTAATACAGTACCGTCTGGTGTCCTCATAACATTAGCTAATAATTTACGTTCATTCATTTAATATCTCCACTTTTTACTAACCATTCAAATGTACTCCAGAGTTGCTTAAACTTTAGATCATAGTACTTTGCTAAAGTCTCAATATCATTCTCGTTATCTAGCCTCCTTAGATCTTCAATTACATGCATACAAGCAAGGATGTCTTGCTCAAGCTCGAATCTTGTGGTTTCTTTTTCCATACAATGTAAATTCCATTTGCGTTAAATTTAGCCCATTCAATAGCCGCTTTACGAGTCTTGAATACTTTATCAGGATTACCCTTTGTCCTACAAATCCATTTCATTTTTGAAAGCATTTAATTGAGAGGGAGTCATATAATAATCTAATATTGCATAAATATGAGGTAAAATACTTTTATCTGAAAAAGAATTATTCGAATCGCTAATAAACTTATAGTTTGCCTTTAATTCTTGAATAATAATTAAATCAATTTGTTCAGGTTCTAAATCAATATTTATTCTAGTCATTTTGCTGCTTCCATATATAAACCTACATTGCCTAATGCATAACCTACAAAGGCAATACCTAATCCTGTACTACCCTTTATAAGTAAATCAATTGCTACTACAGTGTATACAATACCTACTACTCCAATTAACCAAGCACTCATTTTAATTCCTCATAAATAGTATCATCGTAACTATCTTTAAAAGACCATACTCGATTACAGGCAGAACAACTTAAATTACCTGTAGTTATACTTAAATCTACTGGAATATTGTTTCCGTTTTTATCATACACAGGTGCAGCATAACCTGCAGTCCTAAATGTGTTACTAATAGTAAACCTACAATCACTTCTCATGCAATTTAAAAGTCTAAATCTTTTCATTTTAAAACCTTATTCGTAATCGTAATCCCAATCTTCTAATTCTTGATTTAAGAAAGTATCTTTAATCTCATCAATAATCCATTCTTGTATAATGTCAGTAATATCAATTCTATCTGAATTATGTGGTGATATAATAGACACAGAAAGTACCTCAGTCATATCATCGTAGTCTGGCTCAAGCTGTAAACCTGTGCCGATCTCTCTAGCACCTAACTGGGCTGGCTCATAGTCAATTTCACATTCAAGGTGGAAAGAACCATGTTTGTAAAGAAATGTATGTACACTCATCTTGCTAATACTCCAATAAGCATGTTAATCGCTTGCACAATTTGTATTTGTTCCATAGGGTCTAACTGATGCCAAGGCCTAGAACCTGGAAATTTAGCTCTAGCGGCTTCATAAAATCTTTCTACATCACTCATAGTTTAATATCCATTTCACAATAAACATCACTATCAAAATGTTCAGCAACCCATTCGTAAGGATCGCCATCATTAGCTTTTCTAGTTCCATTAGGCATATCATCAAAGTAATATTCATAAAGATCTTGGAACAAGTCGTCAGACATCTCCCAAGTCTCTAAAAAATTAGGAATCTCTGCTATGTGTTTTTCACAAATCTCGCTCAATCTCGTCTTGATCATAAATCCTTTCAGCTAGATCACAAATTTGAAAGAAAGGTGCCCTACGAATTGATGCATTATCTGGTAGTTCAATCCAAAAATCATTCCAGAAATAAGGCGTATTCATCTTTATATTGCGGTCAGAGTAATACTTTCGTACTGTATTAAAAATATGTAAATAGTAGTCATGAGCATAAACTAGCTCAACTACTTTTGCATGCTCTTCATTTGAGATCATATTCTACCTGATTTAAAAATACTTCAGCCTCTTCTTTAGTTTTAAAAGGACCATACATTTTATCTGAGTCATAATGATAAGCATCAAATGTTTTATCTGTCTGGTTTTCACTGACATCACCAATTGGATAGCCAAATAAGTCTTCAAGAGTATAAACTATTTTCATACTGTGTTTCCTAAGAATGTCCATGTTTTAGGTAGAATAAATCCAAATTCTCTTTTAAATTTAAATCTCATAAATACTTGAAGTTCTTCAAATGATTTATCTAGCAAAATTCTTTTTACAAAAATTTGAGCAAGTATTTGTCTACTATTTTTATCTAGTAATTGAATTTTAATTGTACCATCTTTCTCTGCTTTAAAACGATTATATGCAATAATGACTTGTTCCAATTTAACATTTTTCTTGGCGTTCATTTTGTATCACTTTATAAAGTTCTTTCTTAATTATTGCTAATTCATTAAGAGTATCAACTGTTGCTTCTCCTGAGATCTGTATTAGGCTTAATAGCAAGAATCGTTTAACAACTTTATCTTGCTGCTGAATTAATTTATTTACTACTTTAATCAATCCAACTTGCCCCTATTACTGATGGATAAAACCCTGTTATTGTATTATTTTCTCTTATATAGATTATTCCAGTAGAACTAGATTTATGGGGTTTTACAAAGCTGATTACTTCACAAGCTTCTCCTCGAAAAGTCTTAACTTTATCACCTTCCATAACACAACGTCCTGTATCATTATAAACTAGTTTCATAATTATTCCTTATAAATAATATCAAACAAATACTCAATAACCTGATCCTCATCATAACCTACACGAAGCATATCTTCTGCATCAAGAATAACTTCTTCTGTAATTGCATTTCTATTTAGAAATTTCATTGCAGTGTCTGAGTTTTCAGGATGGATAAAATTAGCAATTAGTTCTAACAAATCATTCTTTAAACCAAACTTAGCATCGCTTAAACAATCAATTAAATTAGTCTGCTCTTCAGTGTAAACTGTTGGACCTACTGGATCATCATTATCTAAACCATAATCAGCAGAAGGAGTTCCATAGTTACTATAACCATAAGCATCTTTGTTATAAGTAGGAAATGCAGTATAATAGGTTGGTGTATAAGTAGGTGCAAGCTCATCAGGGTCTGGTACACTAGGATCACGAACTACTGGTAGTTTATCCCACTGCATCTCTAATACAGCTTTAGCTAAGTCTTCAAAGTGAATCATATCTAATTTTTCATTAGGTGTATGTTCAGAATAATAGCCAACACTAATATTAGTACATTCAGGGATTATTCCAGAGAATTCAGCAGTATCAGTATAAACACCAGTATCATCAGGGACATACATAAAGTCAGGGCATAAATCGTTAAGCTGATCAGATAATGCGTAAGCAAAATCATCAGAGCAAGTACGACCACACATTTGATGAGTAATAACACTGTGAGTTCCTTTACGATCGAATGTAATTGCCTTAGTAAACTGTTCAACTAGTTCTTGATCATTTAATGCAAGCCAGCTAGAACCGATACCACCTTTTTCTTCACCTTGAAAGAACACATAGTAGCCAGGCACTCTGTGATCAATCATATGAAGCAAAATAGCAACACCTGCACCATCATCAGCGCCAAGGGGTTTTCCACCATCAGCTAATAAGTATTGACCCTCATATTTAAAAGTATTAAAGCCATCTTCACGATGTACAGTGTCTACGTGAGCAGTAAACATAGTTTCGTTAGATGAATCATCTCTCATGTCAACATGAATATTACCACAGAAATCTACGGAGAGATCTCCCTCACCAACACGTTCTACAATATAGTTACATAGCGCAGTTACTCCAGTTCCACCATGTGGTCTCTTAAAAGATAACGCATATTCTAGATCTTTAATTAATTGAGTCTTCATTCTGTTTCTTCCAATGTTACTGGCAAATGTTCAGGGTGATAAGTTTTACCATTAAATTCTATAGGTTCTGCATCATCTATTAAATACCAAGTAAGTGATGCGTAACAGCAATACACTTCATGTCTTGGATAAGCAATACCATCATGCAAGAGTACCCAGTCTTTTTCTGGACCTACATCAGATTTTAATACACGGATATCGTCACTATTAGTCTCATATGTATCTTCTTCTTTAGCATACTCACCATCTTGTATCTCTACTAAATCATGATGATCTAAATACTCCATATGATAGTATTCTCCTTCAAAGCTAATCACATTATCCTCGTGAATACGCTCTTTGTAAAGACTATTATCTACATAAGCCATTACATAATAGTTATCTGCACAATCATAACAAACATCATCATCTTCGTATACAGATCTCATATCATCTGAATTATAATACTCATCGCAGCAATTACAATGACAATCAGCACTATTGCAAGGATTGCCATCGGTATTAGTACATTCAAAGTCACCATCTTCACAAATAATTAAGCTATGTGAAACTCCTTTATAATTCAGTCCACTTCTTTTACTTACTCGTTGATGTTCTCCGTCAATATAAGGGGCTAAGAAATCATTATTGTTACTAAAATACTTTAATGGAACGCCATCAGGCCATCCATCATAGTGCTTGTAACCAGTTTCTTTCAACCAATACTCTAATGCCTCATCAGCATAACTATAATCATTTCCTCTCTTATAGCTGCGAACAAAACATTTTTCTTTATCATCATCAGAATGCCATACTAATGCACGACCATTAATTGACTTTGTATCAGGGTCAAGTCTAACTGCGGCTTTCCAACCTAGTTCAGGTGCATAAACCCGATAAGGGTGTAAGTAATCAGGGCAATACTCATGATGTCCAGGTGTATAAGAAGAATCCCAAGTCATGCAGGAACGTGGACCTTTCTGAACACTTAAAATAATACCGTCTGAGTCTTCCCAGAGCTCAAATGTATCGTTACGACATTTAGTAGCAAAGTCACGGATCTCATGATCTTTTAACTGTGGAAACATTCTACGGATATAACGTCCGAAGGTAGTAACAGTCTGACGATCACTGTCGCCTGAACGCTCATCACGAGTAAATGCAACATTACTAGCATCCTTAACAGACATATGAGGAAACTCTAATGCTAACAAGCGATAATTTTCAGGAACATGTTTCTTCATGATATCTTTAATCACAGGGTGAAACTCATAAGCCCTCTGTTCTCTTGCATGCCAATCTCTCGACATACGGAGAATTTCTAATACTACAGGAAATTTAATTTCTAACTCTTGAATTGTAATCATTTATTTCTCTTGAAAGATTTAAAATATAATTTGCTTTCTGAAAAACCCAAGGGTTTCTGTGTGGTAGATGTGCTCCAGTAGCTCCATCCCAATCTCTAAATTCCCAATCGTAAAAATCAATTCTTAAACAACTTGGGTGTTCTTCTTGTAGTTTTTGTAATTCATCAGCCCATGCTTGCCACTGATGATCAGAGATTATGCTTTCATTTAGCTCATAATAGATACACGAATGTATTAACATTTGTGATCTTCGCCTTCTTACTAATTCTACTAATTCGCTTGAACAAATAGTTTTAGTAGTCGTTATTTTCTTAGGCCGTGGCATCTTCCCTACTCAATATGCTAAAAAGAGTTTCTTGTCTAATTTTTGTAGGTGGACCATCATCTAACAACTCTAATGTCTCTTGAAGTAAATTAATATTATCCCACTCAAAAGAGTATCTTGACTGAATAACATTACTAGATTTAATCATACGTAATGCTAAGTATGCTTCGTAACTAGAAGGATAAATAAAATTACTAGTGTTGTTAATTGCATGAATTTCTTCTAACAACTCATTTGCTAATGTCGTCAGTGTTTTCATCTGTAAGTTCCTTGATGATATAAGCTTTTGTATTAAATATTGTGGAGTTATGAGGATTATAAGTATCCCTCCAACTAAACCTTCTTCCTCTACTTTCCATCTCAAATCTACGCTTACTGTTAATATTACCTACAGCCATTGCTACTATCTTATCTGCAAAGAAATGTTCTCTTCCTTTGTTATCTGCCTTTGGTTTAAAATCTTTTATTTCTCCAAGTAATTTGTATTCTTTTAATACTCTTTTAGCTTCTATTGATAATGTATTTGATTTAACCATTTATATCCTTTTTACATAAAGCACATACTTTATTTATTTTAGGTAATGAATCTAAAGCTTCTGATAACGCATCATAAGCATAATGGCTAGCACAAGCATAACCAGATTCAAATGCACTCATGTTATCGTCTGCTTTACGTTCTTCTTTAAATCGTTTTAAAAGTTCAAGTAATAATTTATATTTTTCAATTGGGATTGTTATCATTTAACCTCTTTAAAAGACGAGTAATTTGGCTAAGACTTTTATTATACGATTCTTTAAGTTCCTCATCAGTACAAAATGAATTAGAAAATTGCCAATATCTCTTTTCCATTTGTTGTTCTATTTCTCTTAGTTCATAATGTAACCAGTCTTCAATATCCTTTTCGCTTATCATTTTATCCTTAATAAAATAGCCCCAACTATTTCTAGCTAGGGCTTGGGTTACGGATTCTTAATCACTTCATCTACAATACCGTGTATAACTGCTTCATCTGGAGAGAAGAAACAATCTGATTGTTGTAACAAATGTTTACGAATATATGTCACAGATTTACCTGTACATTTACGATAATGATTGACCATTCTTGCTGTGTCTAATTGAAAATCTTTTGAAGCAGCAGCTATCTCATGCTCTTTACCAACAACTCCACGAGAAAACTGATGAGACATTACAGAACAATTTTCAGTGATAAATCGATTATTCTTATGACCTGCCATTAATAGCATTACCCCAGCAGAGGCAATCTCACCAGTACCAATTGTAGCTACAGGAATAGTAGATTGTTTGATAGTATCAATTAAATGATAAGCAGATGAAACAAAGCCACCTGGACTATTAATAAACAATACAAGCTTTCCTGGTTGATCTTCTTTAGCCATCAAGTTGTATTCCATAATAGCCATAATGATAGGTTGTACAGAATCATCTTCTACTTCACCCATAAGATACATAATGCCATTACGCATAATGTTCTTTCCAAACCAATAATAGTTACCTTCATTCTCCTCTGGATTTAAGGGTTGAGGCGAATTAGGCGACTCTGGTTCTTTTGGAGAGTTTGGTTTAGCTTTAGCATTAAACACACTTGAGTACTTGTTGAACTGGCAACCGAATAATTTGCTCATTTGATAATTCCTTAGTTGAAATAAATAATTCTCCTGGCTCTAAATAAATGTCAGCAGGGCTTGTTACTTTCCACCTACCAAGTGAACCTGAACGATTAATAATATTGTTGTTTACATCGTTCATTGTAACTACATCTGTAGATCCACTAACAATAAATGTGATGCCTGTATCCCATAAATCATCAACAAGTTTTAAAGTATCTTTATTAATATCTTCAATAACTAGCCTAAATTGAGAAACATGGACATTACTTTTATCAACAAAATCTTTAATCTTCTGTATCAATGTCATCGTCTTCTTTGGAGCTATACTCATCCCACCATCGTCCTTGTTGTCGCTCTCGCTTATAGGGTCGTTTGTGTCTGTCGGAGTGAGAAGTTCGCTCGTCTTTAAATTGCTTTTCTTCACGTTCTAATTCCTGCCAATTGTTATTCTTGATCATTTGTGTAACTACGTTTAACACCTAATTTGTTAGCTTTCTTTTGTAGGTAAATACTAAAAAATTCAGTTAACTCTTGAGTATCTTCAGGATAAGATCCTTCTACTATAGATACAGCAACTCTCTCAAAATGATTCATAATTTCTTCTGAGTTAGTTACTCCAATAGAATCTAGTGTATGATATACACCTTGATCAACCATGTTAGTAAGTTTAATTTTATCTGATGGAGTCATTACCAGGCCCAATCTCCGTTCATACCATTAACGCTATACTCAGTTACACGTTTCTCAAAGAAGTTATCATGAGAAACACCTGATAAAACCCAGTCTAACCAAGGCATTGGATTATCCCTGTGATTAAAGATAGTTTTCATTCCTAATTGAAGTAGTCTACGATCAGTAATGTATCGGATATAGTCTTTTACATCTTTACTTGTAATTCCTTCAATCTTATAGTTTGAGAAAGCTAAATCAATAAATTTATCTTCAAGATCAACTGCGTCTCTTGCCATTTGATAAATCTTAGATTTTAATTCATCATTAACTATACGAGGATGTTCATTGCAGAACTCTCGGAATAGTCGAGCACCACCCTCTACGTGTACTGTTTCGTCACGGATAGACCATTCTACTACAGTACCCATACCTTTCATCTTACCAAACCTTTGAAAGTTTAATAACATAACAAAGGAAGCAAACAATGCAACACCTTCGTTCATAACACCTTTAGCTAAAGCAAGAGCAACACCTGTTTGTGTATTAGTGTCGTTGTTTTGCATAAAGTCAATCTTCTCAGACATTTCTTTATAGTCTAAAAACTTATGATATTCTTCATCTGGCAATCCAAGAGTATCATTTAATAACGCATATGCTCGTTGGTGTGTACCTTCACGAGAAGCAAAAGAACCAAGCATAACACGTACTTCATTATTCTTAAACCGTGGAATAAGAAAATCGTAATAGTTCTGACCTACTTGTACATCGCCTTGTGTAAACAATCGGAGAATATTTGTAATAAACTCTTTTTCGCCTTCATTAAGCTTTAATTTCCAGTCAGATACATCCTCTGATAAGTCAGCTTCATCTTCAGTCCAATGAATTTCTTCATGTTTCTTTGTAATGTCTACAGCCCAATCATGCAAAAAAGGCTTGTATGTTTTATTAAATTCTGTTAGAGTAGCCATATTAACCTTCACATGCCTCACATTCGTTATCGTCTAAGACCTTATTTTCCACGGGAGTCTTTGAAAGTCTCTTGCTGAGTTCTCCAAGTCCGCCAATGTATTCCCCATCAAGATAGATCTGTGGGACAGAACGGACACCTGCTCTTCCAGTAATTTCAGCCGCTGATTTACCTGTTGTAGTAATATCAATGTAGTCGTATGGGATTCCTCTTGATTCGAGTAAGGATTTAGCACTTGTACATTGTGGACAATCTGGTTTTCCATAAATAATAGTTTCCTTAATCTCTTTTAATTTATTTTCTTTTACCTTTTGTGAAACATTTTCAGCACGAACTTTAGCCTCTGTACGTAAGTAATACAAACCCTTCAATCCAGCTTCCCAGGCATTAATATGAGCTTGCTTTACAGCAGACTTGTCAGCGCCAGCAGGAAAGAACAAATTTACTGATTGACCTTGGCAAATATGTTTTTGTCTATCAGCAGCATGTTTAATAATCCAATTTTGATCTAATTCAAAACTAGTTTTAAACACAGCCTTTGTATCATCATCTAAAAAAGATAAATGTTGTACAGAACCACTCTGTGTAATAATGTTTGACCATACTTTATTTGTATTATGACCAATAGTTTCTAAATGTTGTTCAAGATATTTATTCTTAACTAAGAAAGATCCTGCACGAGTACGATGTGTATAAGCATTAGCTTTGTTAGGCTCAATACTAGGTGATGTACTAAGCAAAATACCTGAAGAAGCATTAGGGGCTACTGCTAACAAATGAGAATGCCTAATTTTCTTTGGAGACATATCAGGAGCTGAACCACGATCTACAGCAATTATTTCAGACGCAGATACTGCTCTTGATTTGATAGTGCTAAACATTTTCTCATTAATCAAAGATGCAGAATCACTCTCAAAAGGAATATTCTTTGATTGTAAATAATTATGGAAACCCATAGCACCTAAACCAATAGATCTTTCTCTTGAAGCACTATACTTTGCTCTAGCAAGACTATTTGGAGCGTTTTCAATAAAGTATTCAAGAACATTGTCTAACATAATTACTAAATCAGCAATCATGTTAGTTTCTTTCCATTGATCAAAGTACTCTAGATTAACTGAACTCAAACAACAAACAGCAGTACGGTCTTCTGAGGTTGGTAAATGAATCTCATTACATAAGTTGCTACCATGAATCTTAAGACCCTTGTCCTTTAATTCTTGAGGTAAGGCATCATTAGCTGTATCAATAAAATTAAGGTAAGGCTCGCCTGTGCGAAAGCGAGTTTCCAATAACTTGCTAAATACCTTTCTAGCATCGAGAAACTCGCCTGTTGGTCCTTTCTTTGGATCAACCAACTCATACGTATTGCCATTTTTGACAGCCTCCATGAAATTGTCAGTGATATTAACAGCGTTATGGAGGTTAAGGCATTTACGATTGTTGTCACCTGTGGGTACTCGAATACTAATAAATTCAAAAATATCAGGATGGTCAATATTGAGATATGCAGCATAAGAACCTTTTCGTGTTTTACCTTGCCGATAAGCAGTCATATCAGCATCAATAGTACTTAAGAAAGGTATAGGCCCAGGAGCAACGTCAGATACACTACGGATGTCAGACCAATGACCTCCGACCCCACCGCCCATGACGGATAACCAACGAATTTCAGAACTATGATCAATAAGACCAGCAACAGTATCAGGGACATAAGTTAAAAAGCAAGAGATTGGCATTCCTTTGCCTTTACCATCAATATCGGGAGCATTCGATAATACTGGTGAAGCAAACATAAACCATTTGTTAGAGATATAATCATACAAACGTTGGGCAAGCCCTAAGTTAGTTTTTCCTTTAAATGTGCTCCAAGCACGGCATGCTCTGGCATACACTTGCTGAGGTGAGATTTCATCTCCCTGAGCATAAAATTCTAATACCATATCAAAAGCATAATCTGTTAAAAGTTTATCTTTTTCTAAATCAATTTCAATGTCGTAATATTTCATTATTTTTATTATTGTTAAGCGTTAAAACAAGCACCTGGGGTTAATAGAACTTCTGCTATTTTCCCTTCCATCAAATCATCTGAAATACATATAAAGGCGTTAATATCATACTCTGTAAAACTTTCAAGAGCCGCCTCACATTCTTTATTATTATCATAGATATACTCATTATACTTTCTAGTAACATAATCATATGCAAATACTGAATACCTCATCATATAACAAGATCCTCAAAATTTTCGCTTGCATTAATTAACCTACCAGTATCTTCTATAAATCTGTATTGACCCATTGGACCAGTTCTACCTGTCCAACGATCTTTTAACACCCAGAGTTTACTTGTGTGTCTTTGAATAGGATCACTCTCAAGTTTATTTCTGCTAATAGCAATTAATTGCGCACCAATCTGCTTTAGCGAACCAGAACCTTTTAAATCATCATCAGAAGGTACAGCACCTTCTTCAAAAGATTTCTGGTTGTTATTTGTTTTTCTTAAATGGCTAACTACACCAATCCAAATACTATGTCGTTTAGCTAGTTTTAATAGATCAGACATTAGTTTATCTGTAGCCCTGTTAACATCGTTGTCTTCAGCATCTGATACAGCAATAGTAATGTGATCAAGATAAATAAATTTACAACCACTTAAAGCCATAAATTCCATTTTATCTATAAGTGAATCATCACCCATAGAACCTTGATGATCTAGAAACATAATACGACTTGTACCCATTGTTTCAGTCCAAGCAATACGCTCTTCTTCCTCAGTAACTTCAACATCAGGCAATTGAATACGCTTATTCAAATGTAATGCCATAATGCCTTCAACTGTTTCAGATACGCTTTCCTCTAAAGAACAAATACCAATCTTCTCATTTGTTGTTTGAAGTAGATGGTATTGATCTTCTTTTAAGAAAGAACTCTTACCCATACCTGTACCAGAACAAAGTATTGTAATAGAACCTAAACATCTACCATAAATCTTTTTATTTAACTCTGCAGCAAAATCAGGCCAAGGAACATAATCAATTTGTGATTCAGCTTTATACAGATCCCAAGTATCTGCTGAGTTAACAATACCTACTGGACTCCAAGCTTGTGCATCCCAGACTTGAGATAGTACAGCTAGATGACCTTCTTTAAGGTACAATTCATTAGCGTCTTTTAATTTAGTGTTTTTAACAATCTTAACCTTATCAAAGCCAATAATTTTAGCAGCTCTATCAGCCGCTTCTTTTCCTGGCTCATCATTATCAAACCATATAACTACTGAATCAAAGCTACGTAGCCAATCTCTATTGCTTAACAGAATACTAGTTTGACTTGCAGAAGGTATAGATACTACTGGATAAATTTTTTCATACTTATCAAACCAAGCTTGTGATATTGTAAGCGCATCAATTTCGCCTTCAGTAATTACTAGCTGTTTACCCCCATTGCCTGCTTGCATTTGACCAAAAAGGCTTTTAATTTTTCCAATAACTGTGAACTCTTTTGGAAGAGTGCGCTTTTTATATCCTGTAATTTCGTTAACACCATAGGGATAATAGTGTGAATCCACTTCACCTTTTTCATTTACTGTAACCTTTATATTAAAGTATTCTGCAATTTTCTTTGTGATCTTTCGATCTGCAAAGCCTCTTACGGCATAGGTAGCTATTTCTTCTAAAGTTTCAATGCCATAACTTTCCTTTTTACTTGTCACAAAAGAGTCCTTACTCTGATCTGGAAACCAACCTGTACATGAAAAACAATATGAGGTTCCATCCTCGTATATCTGTCTAGCATCACTACTACCACAGTCTTCACTTAAGCAAGGTTGATCCTTTACAACTATTTTTCCCATTTTATTTATTTATTACGTTATTAGCCGCAAAACAAGCTGTTGATATAAAACTAAAAGCTATAGAGATTAGCAAAAAATCTGCTGAATTCCATTGTTCTGAGCTTGTTAATAAACTTATTGCTTGTGTTGATATAATAAGCATTGAACAAAAACCAAATAGAAAACCAATTAATTTCATTATTTTAATCCTGCTAATTTATTCAATCTTTTACGATGTCTAGTAGATATTTCTTCTGAAGATCTCCATTGGACTTTATCAATAAAACGATTGTACCATATATGATTGTTACTAGGCACTTCTACAAAACATTGAGACCACGTTTCAGCCCAGCTCAATCCACCTCGAGTATAATATTGTTCTAATACATAAAATTCAAAAGAAGTTTTTCCATTCTCTTCAATTAATGCATTAATATCTTTAGATGAACTAGTGTAAGTTCTCCAATTACTTGGCTTACCTCTGTTTATTTTTCCAGTACCTCTAAAGATTTTCTTACCAATATACATCATGCCATTGTTAGTATCTTTGATTAAATAAACAAAACCAAAAGCGTTGTTAAAATCTAGTTGTTCAGTAAAGTTCCAATGTCCATTGTCTTTATTATTCTTTGATTTGGAAGTGATCATTTATATAGCGCCAGATGTGGATTAACCTGCCATTAGCAAGTAAATAAGGTTTCCACTGGTCGCCATAATGTTCTTTGTAAGCATTTATTACTGCTGCCTTTCTTTTATTATTATTTTCACAGCCCTCTAAGATTTTCATTGCTTTTACAGCCCCTATCTTAGGTAATCCAGGAATATTGTCTACAGCATCGCCCATTAATATCTGTTTCCAGTAATGGATATCTGCAGTGTCTTCATCTACTTTATAATGTTCATCCTTTCCTGGTTTAAAATGATTACCAGGAATACAATCTAAGTCTTTATCAATAGTACAAACTATATAAGGATCACCATCTCTAATAGCTTCTACTGCCCATATGCGGATTAAGTCATCTGCCTCAAATCCGTGAGCAACTACAGAATTAGGATGATTGCAAAACCATTCTTTTAATTCTTCAAAATGTTCTGCTCTATTCTTTTTAGATGCAAGTCTAGATGCACTTTTCTTATATTCAGTAAAGAACTCTTCTCTCCAATTGTTTAGACCACCGATTGCAATTAAATAATCACTGCAAAAAGTATTTTCAACAACTGCTTGAAGAACCTCGTCTAATCTAATTTTAGCTTCTTCTACGTCCTCAGTACCCCAAATAGCCTGATATAGCAAAACGTCTCCGTCTACTAGTGCAATCATACTGGGTAAGTTACTTTCTCATAGCCATATTTCTTAACACGAGCAAGAAGCTTTTGACCTATTTTGTTACGAACTTTATATTTAATAATTGTAGGACGATCTACAAAACTTAAATACAAATACTTATCACCTTTAGGATATGTATATGTTGCTGAGGGGACTTTATATATTAATGCCTTTTTCATTTCTGTTCTACTCTTATATTACTATGAATTAAATTTAAAATACCTGAATCTGTTTTATATGGAGTTGAAAATACTACTCTTTTAACTCTTGATTGTATTAACAATAAAGAACAATTGTCACAGGGTGCAGTTGTTACATATATTGTTGAATCTCTTAAGCTTAATCCTTCTGCAGCAGCCTTAGATACTAAGTTTGCTTCAGCATGAATTACATAAGATAGTGTTTTATTATTATCATCTTCACATTTATTAGGAAATCCAGTAGGTGTTCCATTAAATCCAAAGCTGAGAATATTGTTATTCTTTACCGCAATTGCTCCAACTTTACGCTTTTCAGCATGAGACATTAGAGCAATTCTTTTTGCAAGATCTAGATAGAGGGAATCGTAGCGATCTTCTTTTGTAGCCACCAAGGTGCATCCCTATTTGTATATCTCATTAAGTTTATTTTTTCTGTTAAATAGTAGTTACGATATGCTTCTACAGCATTTTCTGTTTTACAATGATCAGGCATAGCAAGAGGAGGTTCTTGCCATTCTCCTGCTTTAATGTCCCTTGGAAAAATAGCAAGAGACTCTGAATGATCTAAAAGAGTTTTATGTACTTTTCCAAATCGGTGAGTATACTCTTTACCAAGTTCTTCCATAAGAATATAAAGCCACATATAATGACTAACATTGCTACGAACCCAAACAGCAGAAGGATGGTTATCATGTGTCTTTTTGTAAGGCCCAATTCCACCAAGTAAATGATGGGCGGTAGATAATAGTTGTGCTGATTCAAGAATCATTTTTACTACATGAGTATCATAATGAGCCTTAGCACATTCTGTTTGATTCTTGTCTAAATAAAATATATTCATGATTCATATACAGTAGTAAAATCAGGATATTTAGCTTTAACTTTTGCTATGTATTTTGGATCATCAGTCTTTCTAACTAAATGAACTTTGAATTGTTTACTAATGTCAAATTCTACACTAGTATCTAATTCATAGTCATTTGGATTAGTTAAGTAATCCCAATAATATCCACGAGTATAAGATGCTTTAGATAAACTACCATGAAATGCATATAACATTTCAATTGGTAATCGATCACATAACACAATTTGTATTGGCATAAAACAATTTTTTACGTTAAATACAGCAACAACTCCATTGTCTAAGCTGTGTGTATAATAAGAATCATTTGTTACATTCTCTAATTCATTAGCCTGAAGATCTAATGCTTGTGATACTCTAGCTTCAACACTATCTCTAGACTCATTTGGATATGCATGAATATAGATATCTAAATCCTTTGCAGGATTACCTAATGCCCAATCTCGTGGTGCTCCACCTAAAATACAAGAGTTAGGATCTACTATGTGTAACATGTTTAATGCTGCAATAGCACAATTTTTTTGTGATTCAATAATTTGACTTTTCATTTCAACTTTTAAAGAAATAGACTTTGAAATTGCTTCTCTGATTCTCTCATTTATATCACTAGACATTTTTATTCCTGTTTAATGTACATCGTACCAATTATTACCAATTTTGGATTCACCATCCATAATATCTACACCAAACAACTTAGGACCATCTTGAAAAGCTTTCTTAGCAATCGCAGATGCTCTTTCAGCATATTCAGTAGGAACTTCAAATTCAATCTCATCGTGATAAAATATCAAGGGATTGAATGGTATGTTTTCCTCTTGGAGTCTAACATAAGTAAGAGCAGTAGCTGCTTTACATGTAATAGCTTCACAACTTTGTAACAAATAGTTGAGAGACTTATGGGCAGACTCACAAGGAATCTTACGACCATCTAATGCAGGAATCCAAGGATTACCATGGTTCTCTGTTTTATTAAATATTGTATTAATACGTTTAATTAATAGGTCTAATCCTGGAATACGCTTTGCAAACTCAGCTTTAATTTTATTACCTAGCTTAGCATTACGAATACCAGTTAAGATTAAAGATACTTTCTCACCACCAGCACCAAACAAATAAGCATAAATGAATGGCTTTGCTAACTTACGAGATACAAGAGGATCTTTAATAATCTTAGGAAAGTTTACTTGTTCTTCAGTCATTACTGCAGTAAGTACATCTGCATTCTTCTGATGAACATCTCCATTTAGAACTTCATTTGTGTATTCATCATTCTTTAAATAATGACATAAAGCTCTAAATTGATTACCAGAAGAATCAGCACCAATGATTGAATACCCAGGAGTGGCAACAAATAGTTTTCTAATATCTGCACCCCACTCGGAATCAGCACCTGGAACATTGACAATACCGCTATGTCTAGCACGACCAGTTGGAGTAGAGATAGTAAAACAACTACCATGTAATCGACTATTCTCATCTAGGTCCTCTATCCATCCAGACAAAATAGAATGTCTAGATCTAGTAGTATAGTACTTATCAATCAACATACCTACTTCACCTAATTTTTCAAGTGAGCTTGTAGTTAATTTTTCTGATACTTTAATAAACTCGTTTCCTTGTTTCTTCCAGTTCCAGTCATCAGGTACCCAACCTATTTTATGTAGGTAAAGTTTAACTGAATCAATATTACCTAAGTCAGGTTGTACATACTCAAATCGTTGATAAGGTCCTTCTACCAGACGAACATCCCTGCCATTAGTAGGATCAATATTAAAATATCTTGCAGTAACGGCATCATAATTACCATTCTTGATCCACTTTGGAGACTTAGGTTCTTTATCCACAATCTTAGTTTCAATACTAAGCCTTGGTTCAATGACAGCCTGAACAGCTGACATCTGAGTCTCCATAGCAGATAGTAGTCTTGTAGCAGCTTCTTTATCAAATTGCCATCCTATATATTCTGCATCAGCACAGAATTGTGCAGTTAAATGCTCATTTTTAATAGAAGTCTTAAGATATTGTTTCTTTTCAAACATTACCTTTAGTTCTTTATTAAGTTGTTTATAAACTTTTAAATTAATTTTTACGTCTTCTCTACACCGATGTAGCATGTCTATCGAGTACTGACTCCAGTCCTCATGATTAACTTTAGAATGCCCAAGGTACTCACCCCATACAGCTAGAGAGTGTTTTCCATTAAATCGATCATAGTCAACTATTTGAGACAATAACATTGTGTCATATAGTTTAGTATCTTTATTTGGAATCCAATTGTATAGTTTTCGGAGAACAAGTAAGTCATAGCCAATAATATTATGGCCAATCAAACTTGTTGCTTTCGATAGGTGTTGTAAGCCTTGCTCTAAGCTTAGATATTGAGGATCATAATCAGTAAAGATTAATTCCTCACCAGTAACAGTGTCATTTGTTACAATCATCCAGACTTTACTTACGGTGTCTAGTAGACCATCGCTTTCGATGTCAAATACTAGATTGCTCATTTAAAATTTTTTCAATATCTTTAATTCGGATTGGTTGATTATCATTCTTAGTATAGGCAAGTAGGAACTTTAAATACCACAATGCCTTACCAAGCTCTTGTTGTTCAGCATCTTTACCACCAAGGCGGTCTAAATACTTTCGTACTTGTAGCTCAACTGCAGCTTTAAAACAAGCAGGGTCTCTAAAACTTGGTAGATACTGCATAGTCTCTAACCATTGTAAATCCATTACATAACTTTGATAATGACTTGGATTAATTGCATCTTTATTTCCTGTTACAGAATTTTCTTTGAGATACTTCATTAGCTGATCAACTTCCCATTCGTTATCACCGTCTTCAATTGCCCAAGTATTTAAAAGGTTACGATATTCATTTATAGAACCAATATGATTTAGTTCTTTAGAACGATTCTTAACACTAGTAGGCCAAATACATTTGATAGTAAAGAAATCCATATTGTCTTTCCATGCAGTAACAGCATGTTCAAAGTCATTATAGGTTGCTATTACACCACGATTTTTACCATATGAGTGTATTTCATAAATCGGCATGTACATCTATATTTCCCTCTTCTACTTTGTATAGTTTACCTTCTGCAACAGCATCTTTTAGCATTCTAATAAATGCGTAGTTCATAAGATATTCTCTTGCTTCATTGTCTAAATCAAGCACTACATTAGCACTACCATCTTCATTTTCTGAAATAGTATGAACAGTAAGTTTCATTAATATACATCTCCATTTTCTTTGATCTTTAGATCTTCGTATGGTGCTGCTATTCTACGATAAAACTCAATCTTAGCTCCTTCTAAAGCACCTACAATATCGTTAATAGCTTGATAATTACCTTTATCAGTACGATTGAAGTAATCTCTTACAATAGAAGTAATAACAAAGTTTAATTCTCCTGGGGTAGTACATAAGTCACCTACCTCAGCTACACTTTTTGTGTGTAGAAATTGTTTAAAATCTTGTCTAATATATGGCATTATTTTTCTTCCCAAAGGCTTGCATGATAAACCTTAACCTTTAATTTTGGATAGTGAGCTTTAACATCTTTTACTTTAACTTCTACTTGTTTTAAACTAGTAAATACACATTCTTGAGTTGCTTTATTAATAGGTACATTATGCTCTAAGTTATCTTCAGGGTTTACGTAAGTAATAAAGAAAGGCATTAGTCGATATACTCCGTAATAATAGTATCACAAGCCTTATCTACTGTTGATCTCCACTCTGTAACTAAAGACTCAAAGAATGGATGTATAGTATCAGCAGATGCTTTAAATGCAACTACTGGTTTACGTAATACATAAGCAGCATAAAACACTTCCATAGAGGTACCATGTTTAGCAATTGCTGGGTTATTCAGATTAACAAGAATCAAATCTGACTCTTGAATATCACGAAGATCTAATTCAAAAATACGCTTCATGTATTTAGCTTGAAAGTCATGAACCCTACGAGTAGGATCAAGAACTTTTTGATCTGCTTGCTGAAGTAATTTAGTAGCAATATTTCGCCAACCTTTTGCATCTTCAACAGAGACATGCTCCATTGGACCTGCAAGATATATCGTTCTTTGTTTAGTCATAGTTCATTTAAAATACGCATGTAATTAGCGGTATACCACAATCCGCCTTGACTTTGAGGTCTTTGATGCCTAGTGTAGTCCTGAATTTCTATCCTACACCATGTTCTATCTTTATAGCTCAAATGAGGAGCATTAGGAGTAGAACAACAATGCCATCCAGGGCGATAAGCATAACCTACAGTAGGGTGCGACTCTGCTCCGTATAAAACTCCTGATTGTATTTTCTGTTTTCGGTTAATAAACAATGGCCCATAAGTACCATCTTTTCGTTTCTTAAAAAGTTTATATGCAATCATTATGAGTTATATTTTAACCAGTCTGGTTCCATAGTTAATAAATGTTGGATTAATCCGATATTTTCTACTTGAATAAGCTCTGAAATAGATTGTAAAAATTCTCTCTGACTCATTGATGTTTCAATTGTGCAAACAGTAAAGTCTTCGTTATAAGAAAAATCATCACCTAATTTGCATAGTAGCAACATTTCAAATTCGCTAATAGGGTCTGTGAATGTTATAGTGTATTCAGAAGTAACCAAGAACTGCTCCAATGAAAGGTACAAAGACTCCAATAATACGACCAATAATCCAACCAATTTGAGTATCAGCAGTCATGGCTAGAATAGCTAAAAAGTTTGCTACCCAACCATAAACAGAAGCTGCTACAATAATTAATCCAATTATCCCTGCAATTACATTATTCATTTAATATATTCTTTTAAAAATAGGAGACCGAAGTCCCCTAGTTGTTTAATTAATAAGGGCTATCATCCTCATCATCTCCACCATCAGCATCTGCTACACGAACAATTTCCGTGTCAGTCATTTCAAAGTCATCATCAGATGCTTTAGGAATATACTCATTTAGTTTAGTAATCTGAATTGCCATCAACATAGAAGCAATCTTCTTCTCATCACCATACTCATATTGAAAGATACGAACATTACCAATAGAACCATTGCCAATACTCATTGGACTAATAGGGTTTAATCCACCATCTACTACTGTAACTGGTTGGTTATCTGCTCCATCTTTCTTTTTAGACTTCTTACGTAGACTAACAGAATAATATACTCCATTATCATCTTCTACAGTCTTTGGCTTTAGGTTGAGTCCTGCCCATTCTGCTTTGACCTTCTTATCACGAGTACGCAATTGAACTTCCCAAGTAGGTTGTTCTTTGTTAAACTTAGTGTTTGGTTTCTTAGGGTCTAGACGAGGGTAAAATAATTCAACGTTCTTTAAAATAGCCATAATCTTTTAGTTCCTTACTTTTAATCCAATTAATAAAAGGTATACATTCAATTTGCATACCATTGTGCTTTAGCGTCACCTGGTAAAGTTAGCAAAAAGCATAATCTGAGTACAATATCTGGCTTACATCAAGCTTGCCACGCTCAGGTAATAGGTCTGTACTTTGTAGTCCACCTAGTAACTGTTCTAATGGTTTACTCTTGTAAAATTCCACAAATTGATCTCTTACTCTATAAAACAAATCATCCATGTTTCCTGGTAGAGTACCGAAGGAATCATGCACAACTGTCATCTGATATGGTGCGGATACAACAGTCATTGCTAAATGTGCAGCATCAAAGCTGTGAACAATGTTTGGTGCAGCACCTGTCTTTTGCGAATCTTTATCTAAAGATGCTTCTTCCCATGTTTGGAGTTGAATCTTTATTTCTTCTTCACCATACTTTAGTTTAGTTCGGACCATTCCTGGTTTTCTATATCCCTGTACTACTGGGAAATTAGTTACTGGAGTAGTCCACTTTAGAAACACTTCTCGTTCATTAGATCTTTGTGCAAGATCTTGGAACATACGAAGCATTGTAGCTGGTCCTTTTAATTTCTCGTAACAAGTTTTAAATACTAGATCACCTAGCATTGCACCCCATAAGTGTTCCTTATCACGTAGGTACTCAGACATATCTCGTGTGTCTTCAATAATCTGTTGACCCATGCCATATGCTGTACCACCGTAACCGAGAGTCATTACATTGCGTTTAACTACTTTACGTTGATCTTTAGGACTGTTAATATTTAACCAGTAGACTGGAAAGAGTTTCTCTCGAATCATACGATTTTGATTACGCCATTCTTGTGCTGCGGCATAAGCTAATGCTTTTTGCTCAGACTTGTCTGGTGCATCAAAATATGCTTTCTGAAGTTCCTTAGCCTTGTTGTATACTGTATCAAACTGATCTCTTTCTTCTTGAGTAAGAGCGTCAGCCATTTCCTGTAAGTGTTGCCATACATATCTAGCGATATACATATACACATCCCCAGGAAGATCTTGAGGTACTAAATTAACTAATGGTGCAATATCTTCATCTTGTGACATTGCTACTAGATGCTGAACACCGTTATTAGAACCGTCAATATATACAGGTAGAGAACAAGGATAATCTGTTAAATCATTTCCCTCCATAAGCCACTCTTTAATTTTCTTTAGCTCATTACAGGCAGCTAGAAAAGAAAAAGGAGCTTCAGCTTCAATCCAACCTTGATTGATTGTAGGTTTTTCTGCATAAGATAAGAATAAATCTAAATGTTCATCTATGAATTCAGCTCTTTGTTTAAGAGTAACTTTATCATTTCCAAAACAATTAGAAGTATGAACCTTTAACCAGTATAAGCCATTTTCTCCAAGAGGTACAGGGTCATTAAGTAACAATAAACCTTTAGCATTATCGCTTGACTGCTCATGCAAGAATGCTGTGTTAACATATACTCGACCTCTAAAATCGAAATTATAAGAGTGATAGAATGTATTATCTAAATGTTTCAAAGCTAATCTTTCAATGGCTTCAACTTCAATTAGCAATGAATTCTTTTTCTCTTCATCAATCTCGCTATGTAGTTTAAACGGACTAGGTGTAGACTCTTTCTTTAAGAAATGTTGATAGACTTTAAATACATCTTTATTTATCCGCCAACCAACTGACTGTAACTTATTAAGAACATCGAATAATATTTGTTTGTCTTCATTGTCTTTAAATTGTATCAGTGCTGAAGAGTGACCTTTCTTAACAATAGGCATTCCATTATTGTTTAAAGGTCCACTCCAAGGTTCAGCTGCTTCTCTCAGTGGAAAGATTTCTACCTTAGTATCATCTATAAGCGACCAGAGTTCTTTAAGAGCTTTCCAGTCGTTAACTTGTAAGAAGTAAGCTTGATATTTACTTTTCTTACCATTCTTATAGGTGTATTTTAACCTAAAGACTAATACCTTACATTCAAGATACGAAATACATACAAACCAACCTACTTGCGCATCTGCTACTGTGTCATTAGAAAGATTTAACCTTTGACGAATGCGTCTACCAAGAGTAGCAATAATGTCTACTAATGTTGCTTGTCTTTCTAATCCCTTAAGTATATAAGGATAAGATATGTCAATTAACAAGCTAGGATCCATATCCTTTAAGTAGTGAGTGTAAATATTTCTGTCTGATCTTAATGAAGATTGTCTTAATTTAATGTCACTTACTAACTTTTCTAATATTGTCATTTATTTAAAATCGAATGAGAATTGTTCTTGATGTTCTGTATAGAACTTTTTGTATAGCCAAATTATTACCGCCTCTAATAAAAAGATAAATAATTCAATTAGGATCTTTGTCATTATATTTTTTGTCCTTAATTTTGATTAAAAAAGAGAGGGGAACCCTTGAGCCGTAGCCCAAGGGATTCTCTTTTAGGATACGAATTTTGCTTCCGTATCGACAACTTCTAACTTCTCTTGTGATCTCTCTTGATACCACTTAATAAGTTTTGTTGTTGTATAAATAGTCACACCTGCGATTACAAGGTCTTTAGCCACACTTAGTACGATTAGAGCACCGAGTAGACCAACAACCCAACCCAGAAAATAACCAAGTGTTGCAATAGTCATTTTAAATTCCTGAAAATTTCATTATGAAAATTAGACCTATCCAAGCTAAAATAAACAATACTCTATATGAAGGATTCATAAGTAGCATTGCTATTATAACTAAACTTATAGCAAAAAGATTAATCACATTTTTCTAAAGGGTATTAAAAATAGACCGAAGAATAAATCCATCATGAATGATAGAAATACACTAATCATACTTACCTCCTAATAGTGTTAACATGACCAATTTGTTTAAATCGTTGATTAACTAGTTTCATTGGGTTTGCTTTCCAATGATCAAGCTCTTCACCGATTTTGTTAAAGAAATCTAAACTGTGTGGTTCATAACGAACTTTGGCATAGTTAAAAATCTCTTTACTGACTTGGTAGACATAGCCTTCCTCGTCAGCAATCTTTACTTCAGAATACACAGGTGGGCATTTAATGCACATTTTAAACTCCGAGTTTTCTATCTACAAAAACTAAATCTTCAACTGCTTTAAAGAGCCTACTAAAGTCTTCAGCAGACTCAGTAAGCACAGAAGCAACAGTCTCACCAGTCATGTATGCTGACTTAACATCATACAATGAAGGAGAAACTACAGCTTGTAGGAAGTCATCATATACAGTTACTTCAACAGAGTCAAAGGCATTGTATTGGACTGCTTCAATTGTATAATCACCAGCTTTTAAAGTTAGTCTAGGCATATTTTAATTCTCAAATACTTGATCAAAAATTGTACTAAACTCAATGATAGAACCATCGAGTTGAACTTCATTACACATTCTTTCAATTAACTTTTTAGATGTACTTGTTGCATAGATT